CTTCGCGTAACAGTCGCAAAAGGAACCATGCCCCGCAACCATCCGAGGAGACCAGGGCAATTTTCACGGCGGACTATTTGCCTCGCGATGCTTTTCTCTTCTGGGCGTAAGCGATGGCGACTGCCTGCTTCTGCGGTTTTCCAGCGTGCATCTCAGCCTTCACGTTGGACGAGAATGCTTTCTTTGACTTGCCCGATTTGAGCGGCATGGATTACTCCATGCCTTTGCGGACCTTGCCCATGCCGGGCTTGGCAAAGCTGCCCAGAGTCGGTGAAGTCTTGCCGCCGGTGTAGGGCGTGTGCAAACTGCCGGTCGGACCCATTTCATCCGCCCCAGCTTCCCGAGATTCAATCGAGGCAATAATCCGTTTGGTTCCTTCGTAACTTTCAGTATCACGGCTCATGGATGATGCTCCTTTTGTGGTAAAAAAGACACACTTTACGGTTTCATGGTACTACCATTCGTTGATTGCAAAGCTATTTTTTTACGACAGCCTTGCCGACCTGATAGACTCCTTCGCCTCCTATGGCTAGCGCAGTCGCCTTCAGCAGGTAATTTCCCATCTTTTCGGCTGCCCGCTGTAGTTGCGCAGCTTTGGCGTATTGCTTGATTCCAGCGTAATAATCGGCGGCTTTACCTACCTTGGCCGCTGCCTGCCCGATATCATCCTTGAGCGCGCCGGCCACCTTGCCGACTTGCGCCCGCATCACCGGCGTCAGGCGCTGCATCTCGTCCGCTGACAATCGCGTGATATTCGAATAAAAGTCGCGCGCCTCGGAATAAGTCAGCGGACCTTTTGCCGGATCGGTCACGCGGCGCAGCATCTTGTTGATCGACATCGGCATGGAACCGCCCGCATCGGCCAAATCCTTGACTCGCAGGATATGTTCGGCTGATTGCGACAGGTCGACGGGAACATTACCAGCTTTCTCCGACACCGAAGCCAGCAGAGCTCCAGCCTTCGACTTTAGGGGAATCGCCGCGCCCAATTCTTCCGCCGGGCCGGCCAATCCTCCGAGGAGAGCCGATTTGGTTACTTTGGTCGAATCGGGCTTCTCGCCCGTCGCGTGCTCGCGGGCAGCCTCACCTACCGCCCCGCCGAATGCGCCGCCTGCTGCGGCCCCTACAGGCCCGGCAATCGCGCCTCCAGCGACAGCACCAGTCGTAGCCCCGATTCCTGCCTCATTGTTCACGAATCCCTGCGCGACCGTATCAAAGGCTTTTCCGGCCTTCGATGGTGTGGGAGTCACTCCACCCTGCGTTGTCTGGAATACCTGCTGCTGATAGACAGGATGTTTGGCGATGACTTTCTGGGTCAACTCCGAATCTGGAATCGATTGATACTGCGGATACTTCGCCTTGATCTTCGAGGCGAACTGCTCCGTGGTCATGGTCGGAGTTTGCGGCATCGGCGCTACAGGAACGGCGCTCACTTCAAAATCCCCAGAGGATCGTTGGTACTGGTCGCGCCCGGCGCGCCTTCCATATTGTTTCCGCCCACGGTATGGACGGTACCGCGCTCCTGAATAATGGTCGCGGCCTTCATCATCTGATTCAATGCGGCCACTGCTGCCTTCGGGTTGGTGGTGTTCTTGCCGATGACGTTGTAGATTCCTTCAAGAGCAGCCTCTGAACGTCCGCCGAATACACCCGCAAGGTGGTCGGCTGCCACCCGCGCCGCGGCGGTGAATCGCTGCGCATCCGGGTCTTGTGATCCAACCCATTGCGTAAAGTTGGTTTTGCGGCCGGATGCAGGGCCAAAAAGGTCTTTGCGGTCGGTCAGGATCTTCTCCATCGAGTCCATCTGATCCTTGGCGCTGGTAGCGAGGTCGGCACGCTGGCGCTCCAAGCCTGTGGGCCTGACATTCGACTGCAACGCCGATCCAACTGGCTTGCCTCCACTGGTCTGAATCGCTCCCGGCAATGGCTGATTGTCCATGCCTACACCATGCGCATGGAGAAGATAGTTTCCCCAGTAGGCGTCGGCGCGCTCTTTCGCCGCCGTGCCGGTCTGATTCTTCATCTTGGTATAGCGGTCGTAGGCAGCGTTGGCGTCATGCATGGCAATCTTGCCCTGATCCGGCATGGCTGGATCGCTGGCCGAATAGAACTTGCCATCCGGCGCGGTGAATCCATAGGGAACGCCCTGATTGAAGGCGACACCGGTTTTGCCGTGGCCGGTCGCTTTCACCTGATCGGTACGCGCGCGGTAGGCTGCAGTCTGATCTTCCTTCGCTCCCACTTCCGCCTGTTTCCCTGCATCCTCAAGAACTTTCTCCTGCACCGGTACCGGCAAGCCAGGGGACGCCTGACTTTGACCCACGGGCTGTCCTTGCTGCTCCGGTCGATTCAGCAGCGCCGATGGCTGGTCCGGTTGTGCCAATGCCTGATGCGCCGCCTCCTGCGTTTTTCGCATGGCCGCCTGCAGCGTCATCGATTCGGGCGAGTTCATGTCCTTCGGATTGATCCCGAGAGCTTTGTTAATGATCTTTAGATTCTTTGGATCAGCCGTTAGGGAAGTCAAAAGCGCGTTGTTTTGCTTGGCTGTCTGTGCTGCCTGCTTGATTTTTCCCACCACCTGAACATGGAGATGCGCCAGGTATCCGATGCGATTTGTCTTGGTCGGATCATCGTTCGGCAAAGCCTGTGCTTGCTTCATCATGGCATCGATCTGCTCGATGTTCGGCTTCAATTGCTGGGCCCGATTCACCGCTGCCACCTGCTGGCTGTACGCGCCCCAATAGCTGTGGATGATGTGTTGATTCCTGGTCTGAGTTTGCTGCTGCTGCTGCTGGTTGATTTTCTTCACCATCGGGCCCAAGCCCGCCACGGCTCCCAGAATAGAAAGTGCAGCGCGTTTCTTGCTCGATGGATCGGGCGCGGCTTTCGGTTCCGCTCCAATGTCTCTCTGCGCAACGCCAGCCTGCGGTCCCATGGCCTGCGCCTGCTGCGCGATCGGCATCACGTTCTTAGCTACCGATGGCTGGGGCTGCTGAACGGGTTCCTGCTGCGGTACTGGCATTGCACCCATAACTTTCTCCTAGAATCCTAGAAACGATAATGCATCATTCTGCGCCGATCCGGAGCCGGATGAACTTCCACTGCCGCCGAAGATTCCCGCCGTGCTGGTGACCGCTCCTGCCGTTCCTGCAGCTCCGCCGGTATATTGCGCCAAGCCGCCCAAGCCGCCCGTCAGCAGGCTGCCAATGGCCCCCATGGTGGTTTGCTGGTTCATCGTGCCTGCGTTGTTGATGCCCTGCAGAGCTTCCAGCTCGCTCAGATAGTCCGTCTGCGATTGCGAGTACATCTGAGTGTATTGGTTGGCCGCAACTTCATTTTCCTGCGCCGAAGCATTCGACAGAAAGTTCGAGTTCGACAGGGCGGCGGCTGAAGAATTGGGGCTCAGACCAGCATTGCCGAGTGAGGTCTGCAAATCGCCATACTGCTGGTTGATCTGCGTCTGCATGGCCGCATCGGTGGCGTTGATGGTCTGCTGCGCCAAAGGACCGTTATAACCAGCTCCCGAAGTCAGATAGTTGGTTGCCGTGGCTCCGACTCCCTGGCCGAGATAGTTCTGATTCTCTCGCAAGAGGGCCGCGGCATTCGAGCCGCTGGTGCCGGTGGCATTGGCCGTCGTGCCGGTCGCCCCTGGGGTTGGGCTGACCGTCAGGCCGTTGGGCGCAGCACTGGGCGACACCGGCATCTGCATTCCGGTTGAATTCGTGCCCCCAGCGTAGAGCTGCGGCGGTGCCAGACTCTTTTGCGATGGAGCCGTTAATGTTGGCATGGTCATCGGTGCGGCTGCCATTTATACCCTCCCTGCGGTGTAGCGCGACATTGCCAGGCTCAACTGCCGTTCGTTCGACATCTCATCACGCTCCATCTGCGGTACGCGACCAAAGATCAAACCCGGCTGACCTGTCTTCTGATCGCCATGAAGCAGCGCCCGGAAGGTCGCAACGTAATCCATCGCGCCTTCGTTCGCCGCCAACCTTAGTGCTGCCGAATAGGTGACGATATCGCTCCATGATTGCGGCATGTACACCAATTGCGCCGTCTGACCGGTCGCCGGAATCGGATGTCTCATTTGCTGCATGAGAAAAAAGTAGTAATTCTTGTCCGGCGCGGGAGCAAGAGAGATGCAGTTGTTGTATCGGCTCCAATAGATTGGAGGCGTGTCGATGTTCGACTGTCCGCCCAACCCGAAAGCATACATGACTGCCGTAGGATAGCGGCGGTATTTCAGGTTCCGCACCGCATTGACCTGGCCTTCAAACCAGAACGTGATGGTGAACAGCTTGGTCAGGTCAGTGGCGCCGATGGGATTTCCTGCAATCAGGGAAGGAATCGAATATTCGCTCTGTCCAAAAACAAGGTTCCCGACCGGAGAGCGGTATTTCAGCTCCTCAAATTCATAAGTCTCGGTCAGCTCCGCGATCGATTCCAGGATGGCTACCACCGCCGGGGAACCGTCTGCCGTAGAATTTAAGTCCTGCCGGTTGCCGAACTTCTGTACCACTGAGGGGACAAGCGAGCCTACAGTTCCCAGATTCGGTACGTTCGGGATCGGTCCTAGCGGGTTCCAGACTGTCGACATTAGAGCACCAGTATGACGTAGTTTACGCTGTCCGTGTTAGATAAAACTGTGATGGTGGTTGTAGTCCAGCCGTTCACCGCAGCCGATCCGTAGAAAATGGCCGGGACGTCCGACTGCACCAGAACGAAGCCGTTGGGTATTTTTCCCAGCGTATGAGCGATGGCAAACGGCGTATCGTGAATCGCCGGGCTGGTCCCCTGCAGCAATTCCGTCTTCAGGTTGCCGGTCGGCTGACCCAGGCTGAGATTGCCAAAGCTCAGGTTGCCGTCAATTGCCGTCGTGTTGTCATTGTTCAATCCCACTAGTGTTCGCAGCGCATTCACCGCGGCATTCAGGTTGCCGATGCCGTCGACAAACTTCTCGCGCGCGTGCCAGCCATCTTTCCCGATGGCCATCCGGGTCGGCGGCGTCGTGAGTGGGGTGGTGCTCATTGCATCGTCCCTTTCAAATAATCGACTGCCCTCAAAAGTATCCTCGTATCATTCCTATTGCATAGTGCCCTTAGTGTCATTCACCATGGCTGTGACGCGGTGGATCAGCAGCCTTTGATCTGCGCTTGGATCAGTCCAACTTAAACTGACCTGTGGATTCTCGACACTCAGCACCATATCGGCATAGGCGGTAGCCGTCAGACAGGGTTGAATATTCCCCGTGGTGGCCACGATCCCAGGCGGGTTGACCTGAATCGTCTTCGAGATCGACTGGATGGTGGTCGACGCCACGCCATTGCCGTTGGTGGCTCCGGTATTTTGGGTGATCGTGCCCTGCATGGTAATAGTCAGATTGACCGGTGTTCCGGCGGTCGCCAAACTTTCCTCGTCCCACGAATATTCGATGCGCACCCGGCGCGCGGCCGGACGGTGACCGGCGGCGATGGGAGTCTGCGGAAATCCTACCTGGCAGGGCTGCGGCTGGCTGGCCAAGCCCTGACACTGCGCCCCGGCATAGACCACCTGATTGAACACATCCGGCGCAATCACAAAGTAATTCGCCGCGGTCGCGCTGGGCGACGGCATGGTTCCGGTAATGAGCAGATTTTGCGAGGGAATCTGGGAATAGACGTCAGAAATCAGCGGTGGACCGATCACCTGATAGAGCTTGCCTGTCAGCGGTGGTGTTACCTGCTGTGTCCATGCCTGAGTCGCAAAGTTGTAGTCCAGGAGCATCCCAAACCACACTGGCACCGTTGCTTGTGCCGGATAGGGTGGAGTGGCCTGCTGCGGCGGGATACCAAAAGCGTTGAATGTCAGACAATAATGCAGCTCGTTGTAGATCGTATAAAACGATGCATTGATCGCCGGATTGAGAGTTCGTGGCCATATCGTGCTCACCGCCTGCACAGATAGATTGCGAAAGATCGATCGCAGGTAAGGCATGATGGCCCCACCGATCGGAGTGTTGCCGCCCGGCGACCAGAGATACACGTTATCCGGCGTTACCGCCGCCCCAAACTCTCCATATTGGGCGACCGATCCAATCATCGAACCCACCGGAACCCTCTCCTGCCAGTAGTTGTACAGCGTGAACGGTGCGACGCCCGAGGCGGCAGGATCGCATTCGACCACTCCTTGGGTCATGTGGATGTAGAAACTGTGGCCAATATTCATCAGTCCGGACGGAACGCCCTGCGAATAGCTGGTCAGCACATCGAATCCGCCGATATTTCCGGCATCGACCGAGGGATTCACGTTGAAGCTGCCGACGCTGGTATCGCTGAAGTCCGATACCGTCGTCCAGGCAATTGTCCATGCGTTCAAGGGAATAGGAGGGCTGCCGGGAGTTGTTGGGGTGCCGGTCGTTCCCACCACCACCAGGCGTTGCCCAAACACCGTCATGTAGGTTGCGGTCAGGGCCGCCAGGCCAAGATTGGTCGAAGCGTCGACATTGCCCCAGAGGGTAATGCCGTTCGATGGCGCATAGCGATAGATTCCCAGCAGGCATGCGAAGTAGAGGCATCCATTCAATTCCAGAAACGGCACTGGATTATTGTTTCTCGATCCAATGGGAGGATAGGCCCCGGCGGGCATGGCGGACTGCACAAACAGATTCCAGGCGTTCGCTGGCGTGCCAGAAGAGATCATCTGGTAGATATTCAGGTTGGTGACGACGAACCCGGCGGCGGTGGCGAAGATGAAATACTCTCCGGCGCCGAGAGTATTGCCAAACAATGTGTAGGAAAAAGGCCACGGCGCAGCAATGGATCCACGCACAATGGAAAAGGAAGGGCTGGTCTGTACGTCCTGCGCCGTGGGAGGTAAAAGTATCGAAGGAAGAGAAGCGTTCAGGCCGGTAAACGGTGCGCTATAGGGCCACTCGCCATCGCCTTTGGGTTGCATGGCGTTAGGCATGGCTTAACACTTCATGATGTAGATTTGGAGAACTCCAGAGTTCAAGACCGTCACCTGAAGCCCATTGATGAAACCAGGGCATGTGGATTGCTCGAAGTTCGCCTCATACGCTTCCGCGTCCCAGACCAGGTTGCCATAAGCATCCTTGACAGTGGCGTGATCTCCGGTCGAGACCATTTTGGTCCACACGATCTTGAACACTTTCATAGGGATAATCGTCGGCTTACCAGCAGCGTTGGGCTGCCAAGTAAACGGTGCAGTGTCGACGTAAATCGGATTGAATGCCGCCTGATTTGCCATAGTTAGCTGACCGAAATTCCATTCACAATGGCCGTGCTGCCCGAGGGTGTCACGACGTCGAGCTCCGCTACTACCAGCGTAATAGGAACCGGAACCGTGGGAAGGTTTTTGAGGGGAATCTGCACGGCATAGCTTCCCACTGCGGTTGCCAATCCATTGGCCGCCAAAGTCAGCAAGGTTGTTACGACTGCGCCTGATGCGGAATAATAAGTCGCATAGAGACCCACAGAAATCGATGTCAGCGCGACTGCGGCAACCGAGTAGTAAACGGTCAGGTAATTCTGTTTCAGGGTCTTGGTCTTCGGCTGATTGTACTGCTCGTACGGAGGAAACGATTCCGACGCAGGCTGTCCCATCTGGGGAATTTGAAATCCGTACTTCACGGTCGAAGAGGCGGCGACATTCATCCCGTAATTGCCCACCGCAGTATTGGCCACGGTCGATGTGCCGGAAAGAAGGCTGGCAGGGGTGGCCGGATAGAAACCGACGACAGTCTTTGAAAGAAACGGCGCTGCGCTGCTAGGCATTCAGAATCTCCTTAAAAGAAAACGTCATCTTCCGGCATGTTCGGCTGCGCTAACTTCGGATCGGGCTGCAAATCGCTGGTGGCATATTCAATTGCCCTGGCAATGGCGGCATCGCGGCTTCCAATCAAAGGAAATGTGCCTCTGTCGGCAAACCGACCATCCCGCAGATTGCCTTGCTGCCACTGCATGTTCGGAATGCCGGAACGGAATCCAGAAAGCGAGTCGAAGTGATACGGCCCGTACTTCCGCCGCGCCTGACGCACTGCCGTTTTCCCCTTGCCTGCGCAACCACCGCCGTTCTTCATTTAGCTCGGGCTCGATCCCCATGTACCGTAGAACACTGTAACACCCCAGGCTTCGCGATAGAACATCAGGAACTTGAAGGCCAGAGTGTTGAAATCGTCGTCCAGATCAAACGTGATCGGGGTGCGGGTGAAGTGCTTCAGCCGATGCTGGCTCTTGTCCGACAGCATGAACCAGTTGGTCGGGCTGGTCAGATAATCGCAAATTCTGTATTTTAGGTTCTCGCCCAGGATCGAGTTCAGGTTGTTGTCTGAAGTATCGGTCTTGCCGCCGGACCCGAAAATCTCGCGCGCCGTGAAGCGCAACTCGGGCGGAATCAGGACTGTGCGGGGCTTGATCGAAATGCTCAGGCCGGACTGGTCAATCATGCGCTCCATCTGGGTCGTACCAAGCTGGACCCCGGCCACGCTCAATTGCACGTCGACTGACGGCCGATTGGGGAAAGTACCGGCGGCGTAGCTGGTAAAGCTTGCACCCGGCCCGACGTTGGTTGCCTCCGACCCTCTCAGCAATGGATGCTGGGAGTTGAAGAGAGAAACGCCATCGACCGTCTTGATGAGCGAAAAGCCGTTATTGAAGACGTTGGCGCCGGACTGCGAGATGGTGAAATTCGCGGAATTGGCCAGACCTTCGAGCAGCTTGGCGATCTTGTCGTACTGATCGTCTTCGACCAGCTCCATCGATACGCGAGCGGCCAAAGTCGACTTCAGCATGATGTAGCGAACCGAGCCGCCTTCAATCAGGTCGACAAACGGGACGGGCGCGTTCTCCGGTGTAATCTGGGCGGGCGAGAAGCCGGAAATGAAGGCATCGTCCTCGTAGGCCCTGGTCGAGGGAAGTTCGTGGAAGATGTCTTCGAGGAAATCCTTCCGATCCTTGAGGTCCAGAAAATCGGTGAAGATTTCACTGGCGCCTGGTGCCAGAAGTTGCGGGAACTGTGCCCTGACCATACTCAACTTATTACCCTCCGAGAAACTAGCTTACTAAGCTGATTTCTCTCTTCGATGAATTTTCAGTAATGACGTTTTGCATCAACTCTGTTCTGCGAGACATATTCTCTGGAGTCAGAAGATCGCGACGCCCGCGCTCTCCAGTTAACTCCGTCATCTCGATTGCCCACTCGACCAGCTTCCTTTTCAGGATTACGTAAGGTCGAACGTACTCAAGAAACGGTCTCGCGTTTTTGCCGGTCATCCTGAGTGAGTAGCAGGGCTTTTTCTCTTTTTTAGTACCCTTGCGAACAGGACAAACAACATCTCCAAGATCATTGGTGAACTTCAATCCAATTAGCGTGAGCAACGTCGGTTCCGATTGAGTAATGGTCACCGAGAGGCGCGGATAGTTCACTCCGCTCCCGTTGTGCCGATTTGTGATAGAGATACAACCTTCTCCATCGAAAAACCCCGCCAACCACTGCGGCGTGAGCCTCTCGGTAGAAATCTCTAGCTCGGATTGGATCAATGTTGCCATGATTTTCGTTAGACCTGCTGTGCAGCCGGCAGGAATTGGAACAAAAGCTGTCCGTTGGGGACTTCCGTGATGGCACTGGTCTGGGTAATGTCCCCAGGATAGAGGCCGATCACGGTCAGAACTGTGTTGGTTCCCGGTGTGGTCGAGTTGAAATCGATGTACCAGTTGCCGCTCGCATCTTCGGTCAGGCCATATTGCTTGCCCACTGAAGTAATGGTCGGAACGACGGATCCCGGCGTGTCGGTTCCGGTTCCTGCGGTGGCAATGACGGTTCCGGTCAGAGTGGTCTGTGCGGTGTAGGCCGAACCTGAGGCCGTCAACACCTTGCCAACCAAACCATTCAGCGGAATGCCCGCGCCCGTGAATCCGGCAAACACAACATTCTCGCCCACGTAATGCACGTTGGTTGCGGTCACAGAAACAATCCCGGTGGTCGCAAGCGCCGCGGCCGTAATGGTCGTGGTGCCTTCCGAGGTATCGGTCTGGGCCTTGAAAATGGTGTCCTGAGTGGCTACCATGGTCAGCAAGCCGCCGGTAATGAACGGCGCGCCGTAAGGGATCGTGACTGCCGAGGGTTGATTCGGGGGAGCGCCAATCGAAATGTTGGCCCACGGTGGCCCGATCTGGCCGAAGTTGGCCGGAGCGCCCGCGCCCGAGGTACCCAGATTGTCGCCTGGCTGCAGACTGACGCCATAGATGCCGGCCGTAATGGTCGTTCCATCCCAAACCTTCGCATAGCCGGTGGCGTTCAATTGCACCGGAGCGCCCAGGGTCAGCAAGGTTGCCGTCTGGCCCGAGGCCTGCAGCGGGTTCTGAGTCAGCTCCGTGTTGCCGGAGATGGTCTCATACATGGTGATGGGTACGTGACTCGAAAGGTTCGTTGCCATTGTCACTCCTTAAAATCAAAACTTAGCGAAACGTGGGTCGATCCAGGTAAGAAACGCTGTGTTCCTGCGCTTCGTACAATGGAAGGTCTTTATTTCCCTTGATGTAGTGCGGCATGTCATTGCCTTCATACGCTTTCCCCACCACCGACTTGTATTCAATCGAAGCCTGGGAGCGGCGAATGTACTGCGCCTGCAGGGCGTAGTAGGCCACGATCGGAACCTTGGCCAGCACCACATCGTCCTTATGAATATGACCGTCGGCCGAGAGTTTCAGGTTCGATCCGGCCAGCTCGATATCGTCCAGGGTTGAAATCAGTTGCGCTCCCATATTCACGGCGCGCTCCAGCGTATCGAAGGCGCGGGGAATGTCGGCTTCCCGACCGGCGCTATAGAGCCACATGGGAATGTAATTTTTGTCCTTCAGCGTGACATGGAGGCCCAAGAAACTCTGGTGCTCGACCACTACATCATGCAGCGATGAGCGCGGCGAGGATGTCAGGCGAACCCAGTCGGCCTGGGTCATGTCGTTGATGGGCTTGGGAATCTCGATTTTGGTGCCTTCGTAATCAACGAAGTGCTTGGATTCGTCCACTTGAACGGGTTTCTTGTCGGCTGGCATTAGTTTTCCACCCCCGCAAAGCGTCCGAGGCGCGAGGCGCGCGATTCGGTCAGCCTGGTTTTTCCGTGGGCATATTTCTCTGCCGTCATGCCGAAAGGCTTCAAAGTCTTGACCATCTCGCGTTCGGCGTTCGATAGTCCATCGGATGTCTTGGGATCGGGCCGCAGGCCGGCTGAAACAGGTTCGAGATAGCCGAATTTCCCTGTAGCCCCATCTTTTTCGATCTCCGAAGCGTGAACGCCGCGCTTCATCATCACCATGGCGTTCCAGACCCGCGGATCAGCCTGTTGCTGGGCGCTTAATTCACCCATCGACTGCACGATCTCCGTGCCCCAGCGCTCAAAGTCACGCGGATACTGCTCGCGGCAGTTGCGGTGCATCATCATGATGGTGTTGTCGAGAGTCTGCTTCTCAAAGGGTGCCATGCGCTTGTCGATGGCGTTTTCCGGGTCGGTCAGGAAGTCGAGCGTGGGATCGGGAGTCTCTTTGGCCTTGGGAGCCATGGCTTCGATCTTTTCCATCAAAGCGGTCAGAGTTTTTTGGGTGTTTTCCTGGTGAGTGGAGAATTCCGTCATCCTGGTTTCGACTTTGTCGATCTTGCCAAGATTTTCTTTCAATTCATCGGGCGTCATGCCGATGATTTCCTTTGCATCTACCTGAGTGTTCGATCCCCATGCCATCGCGTTTCCTCGTTGTGTCTATTCTGACACAGATGTGTGTCTTTCTTGCCACACTTTTAGGTGAGGTCGCGCTCGAAGTCAAGGGATTTCTTTTTTTCTAGTGGAATTTTTCCAGTTTTTGCTCAAGTCCGGCGGCGATCACTTGCTTGGCGCGGCCTTCGAGCCCAATGAGCGAAGTGAGGGTCTGGACCGAGCCTGCATAGCGCATCAACTGCAGGGAATCGGTCATCGAGGCCATGGTTTCGATCATGACGTCTCGCTCTCCCTGCAAATACGGCAGGATGACGGTTTGCCAGGTCTCCGACTGCGCCATCGACAGAAGATTATGGGCGAGCGCAACTCGCTTGGCTGTTGCGGCGGCGGAATCCATTACTCTTCCTTCCGCGGCTCATGGATTTTCCCAGCCATGTGCGGCTTCATCTTGCGAATGTGACCATGCGGCGCCGCGGTGTGGGGCGGGTGATGGGACAAGACCTTCAACTGTTCTTTCAGATTGGGATCGTTCTCGAATTTGTTCATTGGATTTTCTCCGGTGGTGCCTGGTTGACCGGCATGGCACCGTTAGGCGGCGGCGCGCCGGGTTGCGGAGGCTGTTGACCTTGCGGCGGCGGTGGCTGTTGTGTCTGCGCTGCTTTTACCTGCTGTTGCTGCTGCTCATTCTTCTCGACCAACTGGTGCGTCTGCGGCACCACGCTCTGACCACCTTCATGGATGCCGAAATTCCTCACCGCCCAGCGCATCATGGTATTCAATCCCTGCAGCGCTTCGGCCAGATAAGTCTTGGTATCGGGCGGCGTCATTGGGTTCTCGATCATGGAAAGCATCTGCACTGCCTGCTGGTAATGCTGGCGCAGGTTCTGCATCATCATCATCAGGTTCTGCTTCTCGACCTCACGATTGACCGAGGCATTGGCCGGTTTCACCCGCACCTGCATGATGCCGGTCGAATACGACTGAAGAGCTTCCTCAAGCAATCCGCGATCGTCGCCATAGCGCTTCAGAATTCGGGTGTCGACGCCAAAGTGAGCATGCAGGCCCAGCAAAGTCTCGCCCAGCAGGACGTGGGCATTGCGAAACATGGCCAAATGCATGTCGGTTCGGGAATTGCCTTCCTGCATGACCGACATCGTTCCCATGGCAGAATAGACGCCGCGCTTGTTGGGCCCGCCCGATCCGGCACCTGAAAAACTCGGCTGCACTCCCGCGCGCTGGGCGGCTTCCGTCATGACCAACTGTTCATCCTGAATGGTCTCGACCGGATTTCTTCCCAACTGCAGCCATTCCAAAGTCCCCGGCGGGGCGGGAATGATGCCCATGGGATACAAAGTCGTCATGGTATCGAGCTGCGAACCGGGTGTGACGCGCAGCACGTTGGTATTGGCGCAGGTGGCGGCATCGCGGCGCTGGTTATGGATCTGCGTTACTTCTTCCTGGTAGTCCTGCAGGGCCTCGATGAGTCCGAGGCCGTAGGCACGGTCGCCTTGTCCGCCGAAGCGGATGAGCAGGAATTCATCAATGCCGGCCGGATAGAAGCGGAAAATCGCCTTGGGGCAGGCTTTGGTCTCAGGATAGAGGGTCAGGATGCAGTCGAACGTCTGTCGATTGTGCTCGAATTTGATGTGGGTCTCATAGATCGTGAAAACCTGCGATTCCTGCGTTCCGGAGGGGCTGATCTTCTGGTCCGACTGCACATCTTTTCTCGGCTGGTCGGATTCGGTCTGGGTAGGGCCGGCCAGAATCTTCTCGCCTTCCACCTTGTCCCATGCGCCCGAAGCAATCCGCTCCATAATGGCCCAGCGGGACAGATGCACGGCCTGGGCTTTGATCGGCATCCTCGAGACCGGCATGACTTCCGGCGGCATCAGAAAATCCTCATACGCCACCGGCGTCAGGATGGGGCCTTTGTAACCGGCAATTTTTTTGGTTGATTCTTTGCCCGTAACCAGGATCGATTCATCTTCGACCACATTGACCTTCAACGCCTGGCAGCCGTAGCCGATGGCATTGCGGAACCAGGTGTACTCGGTTTCGAGGATGTTCATAGTGGCCGGGTCGGAGGATGTCTGGACCAGAAAATCTTCCAGCAACTCGCGCTTGCGTTCCGGCTGCAGCTTGGCCGGCAGAGAACCCATGACCTGCAGCGGCCAGAGCGGCAGGGTATTGTGGATGCCCATCACCATTCGGGCTGCCATCTGGTCGGTGAAGGACGCGACCAGTTGCACCACAACATTGCTGGCATACTGCCACGGAAACGATTTGATTTCCTCTTTGGGCCGGCCTTCGAGGATTCTCCGCATATCGGTCACGCGGGAAGTGCGGAGCGCGCGCAACTGGGTTCTCAGGGTATCGAGATAGCGGAAAGAATAGGCCTCAAGCGCGGCCATGGTGTCGGGTCCGAAGTATTCTTTGCACTGGACAATCTTCGGCATTCCCATCAATCAGTCCTCGACCTAGGAATTCTCATCTTAGCTCCAACCCACCAAAGGGCGGCATCGAAACTTCCGAAACAATTTACCGGATAGCCTCGATATTCGACGATCCACCAGGAGCTCGACTTGAATATTCTTGGCTTGTCCATCAATAGCCAGCCTTGCCGACCGAACGGCGTCTGCGGTCCATGTCGCGCTCGTAATTCTCTTTCCAACGGCTCATATCCACTTCCGCAGTCTCTACGATGTTGAAAAGATAGCCCATGCAATCGAGAAGATCAACGGTTTTCGCTTGCGGGTGCATGGAATACTCCTGCATAAAATCTTCCACCCCGCCGCCAGAAGCTCTCACGTGTACCTGGCCGCGCTCATAGAGCGGTGACATTGAAAGGATTCTGCGCTCCTTCGCTCCGGCACCGCGTTCCTTCGGCAAGGCTCTTACAATCATCTTGGGATTCTTGTCGTAGAGATCGCGTTCAAAGTACCTGAGCCATCCGTCCTGCCCGGCAATGGTCTCGACGTAGAAGGTGTTCGCGTGCCAGCGCAGCGCCATCTGGCCCACGTGGGCAGCCATGGCATCGTGACTGACAGCCTTCGCCCAGGATTCGAGAAGATACAGTTCCTTCTGGCCTTTCTTGCCATCCTGCCTGCGAACACCGACCACGATGGCGGCGTGGCGCGCGCGCCCAGTCTCTCCGCCGTGATTGGGATCGAGAATCAGGATTCTGTCGAGGTCCGATACCGCGATATCCTGCCGCACCACTCCCGACTTTCCGGGAATGTGCTCGATCACGGTTTTCTTCTGCGGCTCGCCATACACGTCGATGCCGCATTCCTTTTGGAACAGCCTGATCTTACCCAGCCAGGCATCGCGGAAGGTGCATTCTTCCTCCGTAATGGGCTGATTCAGATATTGCGCGGCAAATCCCCTGGGTCCGAATCGGATTCTCAGATCATTCAATCGCTCGGCGGAGAATTCTTCCGGGAAGATTGGTTCTCCCGCCGGATGTTCGTCGCAGCATCCACCCAATGCGGAATGCCGTTCGAACCTGAAGGTCGGATTGTTTTCCCTTATCCATCCGTTAAAGTCGTACATGCCCCAGCGATTGCCGATAATCAGCTCCAGATTTCTGAATCCGGGGGCCAGCTTGTCGGTGTCGAAGGCTCCGGGGAGTCTTTGGTGCCACTCGATGACCTGCTCTGCGACCGACGGAGAGTAGAGAGCTTTCTCGCCAAAGAGATCATCTTCCACGGCCTTGTCGTAGTGGCGGGACTGCAGCGCGGAGCCGGCCGAGATGAGGTCATAGGTTCCTTCTCCTGAACTGCTATTTCGTTTGTGGGTCATGGACGATTGATTCCAGTTGGCGCCCGTTCCTGGAATCAGATCGTGAAACACATCCCTGAAAAGGTCGTTCGACTTGTACTGGGCATCGATACGGATGCCGATCTTGATGATATTTTCTTCCGTCTGGCTGGCAATAATGGTCCGGTTATTCACCGAATGGAGTCTCTTCATGTGGCGAACCCACTCGTCGCCATAGCCGAGGGCGCGCATCCAGTCTTCCTCTTTCGAATCGAAGGGCAACGCCCACCAGATCGGGAGCGTCACGGATCCAAGAGACGTTTTCAGATGGTCCCGAGGCGCTTCGAGAACCAGCCGCAGGTCGGCCACTTCGAGTGATTTTGCCCATTTACCGTGCAGATGGCCGACAAAGCGATCCATCTTGAGAACGACTTTTCCGAAGAAATAGAGACTGCCCAGCGCATTCAGCCGCAGCGCCGCCAGACGCGACGGCTCCGACATCTTCTCATGCCAGGGAAGGAAGCGCCATTGCTCGAGCGGGGCTTCCTGATCGATCTCAATTTTGAGATGTTTGTCTTCCGGGACGTCGGATTCAATGGTGGGCGTGTGTCTGAGTTCTTCGGCAATCAGCGCGTCGATTTCGGACGGCATCAGTTCACCGTTTCAGGCTTGGGCTTGATTCCGAACTCTTCCATGGTGGCATCGTTGACGGCAGGAATCTTTGAGATCGGCTGCACCTGGGTCTGCACCCTGCTGGTCTTGGGCATTCTTCCGTCGCGGTCGAGAATCTCACGGGATGCCTGCAAACGAAGCTGCGCGTCGTTGCCCTCCAGATGCGAAGCCAACACTTCAATCGATTGCGGGACCAAGGACGCAACCCGCATCTTCATCCGCTCCACATCCTTCATCAGCTTGTCTTCGACGCCGGTATTGTGGGCTTCCTTCAGCTCCCACAAACGCCGCTTATACGACGCCGACTTCCTCAGCTTGACGGCATGGGGACGGGACACTTTCAGCAGGTCGGAAATTCCGTCCGGATCCATGATGTAGCAATAGTCCATGTCGGCCAGGCGCGAGGCCTGAACTTTCTCGATATCGGAGGTTTTGCGGACAATCTCCCTCAGCGCAGCTTGCCTTTTCTTACTGGCTTCCGAGAATGGCTTGGGCGGTTCTTTCCTGACCCGCTTATACTTGCCGGTCAGCTTCGACTGCTCGAAATTGGGGCCGCCTTCGTTGGTGGGAATTTTCATTTTGCTTTCCTCATGAACCCCATAACTTCGCCGCGGCGCATCAGGCAACAGACCTGGTCGCCATGGATGTGGATTCCGGCCATCCTGGAGAACAAGACTCGATCCCCCGGCCGCAAATCCTGAATATCGGCTCCCACCGCCATGATGTCGCCGTAGGAATGATCCTGCTTCGATGCGTCTGGAATCGCCAGAACTCCGGGAGCAAGGCCAGAACCTTTACAGCCGGCGCATGGAGTGAACCCGCAGGCCGCGGGAACCTGATTCTCCGATCCGACAATCACGCAGTCGGGACAGCACTCCGGTTTCCAGCCTTCTTTCCTGACAATCGACTTCGTTCCCTTACAACTCAGACACTCGAATTTCAAATGCCCAACACCCTGACAACTCTCGCACACATACCCTTCTTTGAAGCTGGCGTACTTGACCAGCAGCCTGTCATCCAAAGGCGTGATCGACCAGCCGCGCAGCAAGGGCTGTGAAGCCTGAGATAGATCGAGCAGCTTTACTCTTGGGTCGGGCTTCCACGCAGAAAGTGCCGCTGGGTTCTGCTCCACCTTCTCATTCACCCAAAAGTCATTCCCTCGCACTATCTCCTGCTCCGCTGCATGAGCCCGAGTGAAATCCACTACCCCATCGCTCGACCGATCGTTCCCTACCATGGCATTGAATTCCCGCTCGTCCATCTTGCCGTTCGTTATGCTCACATCCGCCATTTTCACTACCTCAATGAGCCCATCGTACTCTCGAATCCAGAAAATATTTATAAAATTTTGTTCGCGGTACAAGCGCACGGCAAAACCACAAAGCATTATTCAGGGGGTGGGCATCGTGAAAATCCTGTCAAGTGTGTCTTTTTTACCACACTGCCAGCAACCGAATCAGCGCATCAGTAACAAATCGCCTGAGCCGCGTCCGGACAGCGGGCCTGTCGTATGAGAGACAGGGATTCATATCGGGCGTGTTACGCACGCTGAATCAATCACTTGGCTGTGCGGACATTCCAATGTACCCCCAAATATACCCCCAACTAGTCAGCATCGAGCACCGGTGCCGCCGGTGGATTGCCGCAGCAACATCACTGCTGCTTGCAGGCTTCGTTGTATGTTCGCTGTGTCTAAATTGCCACAAAGTGTGTCTAATCGTCCACTTTTAAAGGCTTGATCGAGTGCCTGAAAAAGCTGCTGTTAAACTCACATCGTAAACGGTTGAGTGATGAGACATCTACGACAATGCGTGACTGAAGAGCGTACACGTCATACGCTTTGCTTGCCTGGTCCGCTGTGGAATGAGCTTGTATTGCATCTAGAAGCTGTCGCGCTGCGCGATGAAGAGACGATGACAGCGATGTTGAATCGTTGGATCGAAGCCGGTTTAAGGCGAGAGCAGCAAGAGCTTGAGAGCGATTCGGAAGAGAACAAATAGGGACAGTACTGGCTTGGGTGTTACGTAGGATGAAGCGCTATGCGTGCCGCTTGGAGCTGCGACCGTCACACTGGACCCCTGTCCTGGCAGGTCGGAGTTTTCTCCGATAACTAGCTGGTCATGCGTCCCAAGCCACCCGGAGACTCGACGCATCGAGTTCCGCTTTGGAAGGACATTCACGCTTCCACATCACCATAACATGGCTGTCAAGCCTGTGGAAAACTATCGTCGATTTCGCTTGCATTAGAATCCCACTAAGGGATACATTAAGCACATGGAGGCAACGCAAATGACCAATAGCCAACAACTAGCACAGAAGATACAAGATCATCTGAAGTCTGGCGGTGCGGTTCGGTTCTGCACTTATGCTCGTTGCACCATCCTTTCCGCAAAGCACGCTTCGCTGATCTTCGGTTCAATCAAAGAGCAGCCAATGAATGGTGTTTACATGCAGCGTGGCAAGTCCAATGATTTCTGGCTTGAACAGTACATCGCATTCAGCAAATGACACAGCATTCAACATGGAGGCAACAGAGATGAGATTCGATGAGCTTTACATTGGTCAGATGTTCTTTCATGCGTCGAGCATGAACACGGCTGCAGTGTTTGAGAAGAAGTCTAAGACTAGCGCTTTCACGCTTCACCCCGTGACAAAAGAGCGCGCCAAATTACCCTACTATGCACGCCCGATCTGCGAGTTTAGCGGAAGCGTAGAAGTGCAACCCTTCGCAGAGCAGGCTATCAACGCCCCCGCATTCCAGCCAAACATGCTAGTTCCAACTAAAAAGTACGACCACGAATAGGGGCTAGCATGAGCGGCATTAAATCCCCGCGCTGCGGTCGCGGCCACAAGTGGGACGGCATCCGCGGCAACGGCCAGCGCTATTGCAAGAAATGCAAACTCATCACGCAAGCTGCCAATCGAAAGAAATTAGCAGCTCAACCGAAAGTCAGCAAACGCGATCCAATCACCGGACTCTGGAGGTACTGAAAATGAGGTTTGATAAATTACCTATCGGCGCAATATTCTTCTGTGGATTCAGCTTAACAACCAGCGCGCTCTTTGAGAAGAAGAGCAAGAGTACTGCATACACGCTCCATCCCGTTACGAAAGAACGCACCCAGTTGCCACAGTTTGCTCGTCCGATTGTTGGATTTGGCGCCTATGTCAGAGTGGAGCCGCTCGCATGAAACACTCGCTCATGTTCCTGATCCTTGGTTTCTATGCTATTCGCATCATCCAGGCTATCGTTGGCGGCCATCTGGACCTCTACTGCACCCTGATGTACGGCATGGACTGGTGCAGCCTGTTCCTGCTGGGCTCGTGGCGCTTTGAAACAAAGCTCGATATGAAAGGATTGCTCCAGTGATTGACTTCGTCTGTGTCCTGATCTGCCTGGCCCTTGGCTATCTCAATCTGCGCGTGCATGTTTAAGCGCAAAAAGACGGGCCAAGCGGAGGCTCAGCCCGGGAGGTCAGTATTGCAAGCTCTTCAGTATTGCAAGCTCTTAGGGTGTGGGCGCCGTAAATTGGATCGCAACGCTCTGCGTCAACTGTGCCGGCGGCACAACTCCACTGGTTGTAATGGTGAAAGCCTGGGTCCAGGTGGAAGTAACGCCGTCGGTATCAGTGACGGTGCAGGCCGCAGAACCGCTGATGGCGCCCGTAGACGCGGCGACACCAGTCACGGTAGCTGTCAGGCCGTCCGGATTCAGTACGACCATTGCGGAAGGATCTGCGAACGTGTATGTGACGGCCGATACGACGCCGCCAGAGTTGGTGACTCCATCGGCCAGCAAGGGCACGATCGAAGCCTGCGAGGTTTGTCCTACATTGAGGGTGAGAGCATTGTTCGGCATTGGGAAATCTCCTGTGAAAATGACGGCGATGGAAGCGGTTAAGGTTTTTGGTTTGAGCGCTTTAAGGATCTCGCGCAGCAGATGGGCGATGGATTCGAGGAGCCGGTGATTCTCCTCTTCGACGTGCAGAAGCTTTTTGACTTCACGTTCGCTGATCGGCATTTTGATCTCCTACACGTTCTCAATATATTCCACAACTTGATGAATTGCTGTACCATTTTGCACCATTTCTGTTGAATATCTCAGCACCTTCCAGCCAAGCATTGCCGCTCGGTTGTATTTCGCGCAGTCAGCCTCGAAGCCTGATCCTCGACTATGGCGCCCGCCCGACCACGTACCGCCCTCAATTTCAATCGCCAGCGCGATCCCAGGGAAAGCGAAGTCAAAACGCCAGCCGCGATCACAGAATTTGTATTCCCGCACAGGATTCAGCATCTTCGCCCTGCAATGAAGATCAAAGCATTCTTCGCCTTCGCTCAGAGCTTTCGGGATCTTATTTGGCATTAAATGGATCTCCTCTGTCTCTTCTCTTTGTCCATGCCGAAGTGTTCGAATTCACAGCGCCTCAGCTTCACGATGCTTTTGTCGTCGCTCGATTCAATGGCAAAGAAAATAGGATCGATTTCCGCAGTCGCTTTAGAGATTACCTCAAATTTCCGGATATTCAGCTCTTCGCTGTTCGATCGAACCCGAGTCAATCCAATAATCCACTCAGCCCAGCCGGCAATGGCACTAGCGCCACGCATCCTCAACGCCAGCGAGATATCGTCCTTTCCGTCGGCGGCCTTACGGCTATGGTGCACCAGGGCCATCGAGCAACCCACGCGGGATTGAATCAAACTTAATCGCTCCATCACTTTATGCATCTCCGTGTTGTCGTTTTCATCTACCGGATGCAACACCTTGAACACATCGAGAAAGCATATTTCAGGCCGGAAGGATTCCAGCGATCGGCATACCTCGTCCAGATGAATATCGTTCATCAGCGAGAATTGCTGCGTCTGAGCCCGCGTATTGACCATCAGGGTTTGGTCGATGTCAAGATTTTGCGGTTTGTGCTTGCCGCGCATCAAATGCTTCATCCTCCACTGCGTTAGACCTGGATTATCTTCGCGGCTCAGAATCGCAGTTTTTACCGGCATCCGGACGCGATAATCAAGAAAGTCCGATCCCATCGCCAATGAAAGAGCCAAATCGATTGCAATCCACGATTTGCCAACCTTCGGTTCGGCGACAATCACACCATTAGCGCCACGTTCTAGAATGCCTTCAATCATCCAATCGATGTCTTCTCCCTGGCGCGTGGCCATAAACTCAAGTGCAGGAACGAAGACGCGCGCCGGGCCTCGGACGCCGTGCTTCCAGGGCACTGTTGCCTTGATCTCTTCGAATAGCTCGGTAATCGTGTGGTCTTCGAGATAATCACTCACATCGCCCTTATCCGCAAGTCCTTTCAACTCTACGATCCGAACCTGATAGGCATACGATGCCACACTTTCCGCCACCATCGCAGCATGTTTTCTCCCCGGCTCGTCGTTGTCGGCCAGAATGAAGACCATCTTGCCGGAGAAGTATTTTGAATAGGCGTCGCGCCATTTTCCGGCGCCATCGAAGTTACAGGTAGCCGCGTAGGCATGGGAAGCGGATGGCTTCGTTTTCAATAGTTCAGTGAGCGTGTCGCAGTCGCGCTCCCCTTCGACCACGAAAACCACGTTGGCTCGCACTAAATTCTCCATGCCGTAGAGTGGCTTTTCCTCCATATTGCCCAAACCGTTTTCATAGCCGGTTTCCGTCTTGCGCCGAATCACAAACTTCTTGCCTGGATAGCGCAGCTTTTGGAAGACTTCTTTGCTGGCGGCATCGCGGTAGGTGTAAATAGCTTCCGGAGTCTCTCTGGAATGCCCAGCATTGAGGTTGAGCGCCTCTCTGACGCGTTCGTTCGCTTCCGGGTGGGTAATCCCCTTAATTTTCTCTTCGAACGCTACCAGACCACCTTTACCGCATCCAGCGAAGCAGTTCCATACGCCTTTGCGGAAGTTGAGCGAGAGCGACGCGGTGCGATCGTCGTGAAATGGACACTTGACCACCGAGGATTCGCGTTCGGTGATTCTGGCGTCCGGCATCCTGGATTGGAAATATTCGCGGCATTGCGCTGAAGTGAAAGTGAAGTCAGTCATGTTTGGGCCTTCCGAAGGTATCGAGCGGGGAATCGGCGTATTTGTGGAGTTGAGGAATGAATTCGCAGGGTAGCCATGCGGTGTTGACGTTATCAGATTCGATCATGTTGTTGAACCATGATTCAAATTCGTCGATCGGCTGCGTTTGGAATCGAGCGAGAAATTCTTTTGCCATTTTCCCGTCGCGCGCGCCAAAGGTAAATCCTCCGCTCTCGTGCAGGGCATCCCAGTAGCGCTTGGAGAGATCGATAAACTCCGCGTAGCGGGAGGTAGTTGTTTTTTCTTTTTTCTGGCCCTCTGATACTCTGGCTTTCTGAGCAGGGGTTTTGGCTGTGCCATTGGCTGAGCCGATGGCTAAGCTATTGGCTGAGCCGTTAGCATAAGTATGTGGTTTATGTTTCGCTTGCGCGTTCTTCCTGGCAAGCTCAGATTTAGCCTTTTCACGCTCCATCCGGGGTGAAAACAGGCGATCGGCGCGCAATTCGAAAAACGGTTTGCACAGCGGATAGCTGAGCGAAACGCTCAGCCGTTTGCTCCGCAAAAGGATAGAAAGTTCCTCTTCGTCGGCCGGCAAACTTCCCTCCATGTGGCAAACGCACCACATTCTAACCAGCAATCCCTGTGCTTCCAGGGGTAGCTTTTGAACCTCTCGATTACATAAATAGTCAGCCGCCCAGAACTTGAACCAGGGCTGTTTTTCCATGACTATTTCACCCCATGATGACGCGCGTGGCAGTCGTCGCAGAGAACAATCAAATCAAGAGGATTTTCGTAGCCCAGGATTTCCGGATATTTGCGGTGATGGACTTCCAGCTGCCGGGTTCCGTTGCAGAGTTGGCACCGATTCTCCGCCCGTGTCAGAGCTGCCTTACGATGGACTGCCCAGGCGTGAGAGTCGAGGTAAGCT